TTTTTTTTTTTTTTTTTTTTTTTTTTTTTTTTTTTTTTTTTTTTTTTTTTTTTTATTTTTCTTTTTTTTCCGGAAGCGTAGATTTACGGTCGCTACCAACCAAACCGATGATCTTGGGAACTCCAACGAATAAAGATAATTGGAAATCGTCAGCTCCACCCCTGAGAATAGTAGTAGTGTCTATGGAGGAATCTTCAGACAGTCTAAAAAGATAGCTTCTAGAAGTAAATTTGGTCGAAGAATCGTCGTAACCACTAAAGTGAGGATAAATAAGTTGGCCAACACCCTGAGTGTTCATAGGAACCTGCACGTGAACAGGCGCACAAGAATTTTCTTCAAAGACATACGACTCATTATTGCAGCTCTGAAAATTACTCGCTGCACTGCTAGGAAGTACAGTAAGAGGAGACCGGTTGCACGCATTAATGAAACCATTAAAACGGGCTTTTTCAGGCGGGTTAAGCATAGTGAAAACCATTGAACCTCTTGCGAAAGTGTAGAGCGGAGCTATACGAGATATGTTGTCAACATTGGGAACATTATTCAAGAAAACATATGGTTTGAAACTGCTCATATTCATATTCGGCACCTCGTTGTTTCCAGCAATGGGAAAATAGGTTTGGCGCATCAATAATTGTTTGAGACTAGTAACACGTTCTCCAATACAAAAACGCGCTTGTAAGGATCCCAAATCAGGATGTATAGAAGCATTTCCAAGAACTTTAGACTTAATCATACATCCTGGAGTAACGCTGCGATCACCAGATTGTGCTACAATACTAGAATAGTGGAAGTTAGAATCTCTTGGGAAAGCAAATTCAATATCTTCGCCGCCAAAGGCTTCGACATTACAAACAACACTACTTGTTGTAGAAGCAGGGTTTGTAAGGGGATTGAGAACCAGCATAACCAATTTTCCAACAGCCTCGTTAGTCAACAAATATGGCGCGAATTGGCAATATGGAATTGTGAAAGAAAATTCCGAGCCTTGAGATAAATCTACTACTTCACGCAACAAATAATTTGTATCAGTGATATTAATTGCTGGATCGACATCGCTGTTGGAGGGAGCAAATGCTAGCAACAAACGGCCTGTATGATACTCGGTCTTAGCAAATCTAAAACGCAAAGTAATTGATCCGCGCCACATTCCAAAGAGAAAGGAGCAGAAGGCGAGGGGACTTGCATATGTCATAGCAGTTGAATACATGAGAGCATTTCCAGGACCTGGAAACCAGGTGTACACAGTAGAGCCTGTTGGAGAATTAGGAGTCCATGTGAAATTTCCTATATATGCAGATCGCCGAGCAACATATGAAATTGACATTTCATCCTCGTTGTTCCAGGAAAGTTGTGGGTCAATCTCGATTTGATTGTTGCGCGAAACGGACAGAGGCAAAGCATTGGAAGCAGAGTCTGCATGATTTATGTCTTCAAAAAAAGTTCGTCTCATTCTAGTGGGGATGGCTGTGTTAAGCGGTTTAGACCAACCGAACCATGATGCAACCGTTGAGGCTCCCTTCGCTATCCAGCTGACTGGTGTAGCGATTGAAGAAAGTAGTGGTACAGAAGTCATGGCATCGACGTACGGTATTGCAGCATCGAGAAATGACTGAACTGGACCTGCAGCTTTTTCCTCTTCACTTGAAATCTTGGGTTGGGTCTTAACTCTAACACGCCTATTACCTCCCTGGGCAATAATTGGCAGAGCTGGTCCTGTAAGCGTTATGTCTTCAAGCGACGCCCACAAGGTGTAATCAGGATTTGATGCACCAGTAGAGTTTTGAAAAGGCGTGTAGTAGAAACAGTAGAGAGTTCCCCATTTTCCTTGACCTGAACCTAGATGATATTGAGATACGACGTGTTTATATGGAATGACCATATCCACCTCCTTGTTGCAATTAACATCGTAGACAACTCCGGGGAGTTGACTATACAATGTAGGGTGGCTTAAATGATCATATGTATAGGTTCCCATGTCACGAAGACAAGGTATATAACACATTCTCAAAAGTCCGCATTGGAAAGGATTTCCGTTGACTTGCAACCGTAGGCGGATCGAAGCGTTAATGCCATAGTAACCCAATAGCTTCTGATTCCATATGGTTCCGGTACCAAAAAGACCTGCACCAGATAGTTCGACTGAGAATAACAACGAATGTACAGGAGCAGTATCGTCTATAACTCCAGTTTTAAGAATTATGGGTTTTGACAAAAAGTTTTTAAGCTCTTCGTCATTGACGCCACTGCTATAACCTATTAGCGGATTTTCGAAATTCTCAAATGAATATTCAACAATGTCAGTTTTCTGTGCAAAATCGGTAGACGCTTCGGTAGTTTTATTAGAAATAGAATAATTAGTATCAGCACGTTAAGTAATTTCGGGTTGTAGAGCAACGCAACACTACACCCTAGTTAGGGTTGCCTGGATATCGAGGGGCTGCCTCATCCCATCCTGGCAGGTAAGACTGAATAGTCCAGGATCGTTTTTCCTGTCCAACATGATATTGTTAACCTAACTTATTTTTCTATCATGCTGCGTGTATATAAACTTTCAACGCTGTAAGTAACAAGCGATTTTATGTTACTCCTCGCTACTGTTTCAAAGGCTTCTTGAAACAGGCAGTTTAACGTCATACGGACGGAGCTATATTATGCTCATAACGAATCACTAATGGAGAAATCCACATTTCTACATTTTTCTTGTAGAGCGTAATATAGATTTCGTGATTTAGAAAGAATTGCTGGACATAATTCCACGATATAAGACTGTCTAGCGCAATGTAACACCAAGAAGGGAGCAAACTCATTAAAAAAGTAATATGGATGCTGTGACAATTCTAATAACCGCGTATAATACTTAAGATAGCGGTCAACATCTGACTCACCCTTATGTCTGTAATACAAAGTTTTCGTTATAGAAGTCAACTCCAATGGCGCATAAACGTGACCGTCTTCCGGTCTGAATGTTCTCTTTAGGAAAGAACATTCCAACAATGGTTTCCACTTATATGAAGTTCCATCCTTGGTATCAGGTCCGTAAGACAAGCCAAAACGTTTTAAAGCAAGAGCGCAATTTTCCAGGTTGAATTCGGGTTGGTTAGTGACAAATATATTGTCATCACCATATATACAAAAATCAGCAATATCGTACAAAGACTTATTACACAGTTTTCTAGCACAATACGCGAAAAGCAGTAAATTATACATGCTGTTATTGTCAGCCGTCGACGCGTGGCCACTGGAATTATTACCCAACCAATAATACGTTCCTTGCATTCCAATGTGAAGTGAGTTGTAGACTTCGGCGAACAAAATACGGCGAATCTCACTATCTTCAGCAGCATATCCAGGATCATGTATGCGATACCAATCATCAATGATATTGCAAACGTGTTCAAAGATACCTGGTGTTGTTGTATAATCATAGCCTGAGAAATCCCCGGCAAAAGCATTGCTGAATCTAGCAGTAAGATGTGTATAGAGAAATTTCCACTCAACGTGAGGATTTATACCTATACTTATTCCCAAAGTCAACCTATTATCATGCAACATCTTATTGAAGGCTCCGAAATACATCTTGGTTGCAAGTTGCAAATCAAGGGGGCCCGTGTTAAATAGGCGGGTATCCCCAGCTTCAATTTTCGATGGCTTAAGCAACTCATCTTTGAGACAGTCGCGGAAGATATGCTCTAAACGAACACTACGCTTAGCTTGTTCAATTATATACTGAACATCACGTTTTAATATTTGGCAATTAGGCGTGGTTAGATCATATTGTTCTCCATCTCCAAAGAAACCTTTTTTTCCAACTGGAGATAATTTCATATACTTGTAACCGGAGGATGTACTTCTATTGCATGCGTCCATATAGGATATTCCAGGGACACCTACCACACATTCTTCGAATGACCAAACTCTATCATATATTGGTTCTGAGGAGTTTGTTGGCACGATCTTATTTCTGACATCACGTACAAAAGTAATGTCCTCTAACTCATACGTTGCGTGCAACTGTTGGTATCTTGCCGTAGCTCGCTTCATTGGAGAAACTTTTTCTCCATGATTATTAATAAAGACAGACATACGAGATGGTTTAAAAAGCATAGGTTGCTTATAAGGCGGTTTCAACTCTTGTGGATATTCTTCTATCGATGACGTGAAATATGGTGCTATGGCAGTATCCTTAATAACCATACCCTGTTCAACCAGGTTGGAATCAACCGTAAGAACCGTCTGCTTTAACATACATAGGTCTTCCTGAAAAATAAGTGCACACAAAGCAGAACCCTTAGCTACGTCAGCAGCAGTATGAATACCTCCTAATTTATAACCTTGAGTCGTGGTAAACATGACGAGTCCACCGCAATCTCCACTGAATGTTGCCAAATCATAAGCTATATAACTTGTCAACGTTCTTCCGGGTATAACCTGTGTATAATTAGGTATAGTTGGATAATATTTGGGACGCAGACCAACTGTCGATAGACGAAGAAGTGGTTGGTTTTTATCTGGTTTGACCATGATGTGAACAGTCTTAGAAGTCTCCAACAACGGAATTTGACCATCGGCTGCCATACTAACAGCTGGAAACTGGTCGGTTATATCATGATGCTCAAGAGTCACACAATTCTTAATAATAAGATCAGTATCGTATGTCTTACCATTTATATTGCGCACATATGGCTTAGATTCTAGCATTTCCTGAGCGCTTATAAAATAAGGATAAAGTTCCTCTTCAGCCGTAGGATCTGTAGGTAACCTAGTAAAGATGACCCTAGCATTGTTATCACGATCAAAATGCTTCTTAAAATTAGAAATGAAGTGTGCTGGAAATATTAAAACTCCAGTCTTCGGAATAACTGCATAACCTTGCTCGTAGCGCGAACCTCCAGCTTCAACTAAAAATCTTAGCATATTCTTTTTCATCCGGCTTATCATATACTTTATAACGTTTTCACCAGACATTGTCGAGCCTTGTGCTTCAATAATACTTTCTATCTTATGAGCGGCATCTTTTCTCGTAATCAAATTTACAGCTTTTTTACCTGCTTCTACAGTACCCCTGAGAAGCTTTCCAACTAGTTTAAAACCAGAATATATAGCAACTGAAGCTACCGCTATTTTAAGAAAAAGAATTACACCAGAATAACTATTGTGAACATCTCTAAGACGGGACCAAATTTCCTTGTCCATAACTTCACTAAGAGTAGTGTGAAATAAAGAAAGACTAATGAATTGTCCTTTACGTTCTTTTAGCATTTCAGCAATTTTTTTGAGAAAACTAGTATAAGCAATATTATTCATATCCTGAGACATAAGAGCTTCCAGTGGCCAACTATACTCGGATCCATGAAACATATCCACTAGTGGAAAAGAAGGTAGAGATAGATCGCTCGGAGTATGCATATCAACAATGAGACACGCATCCATTTTAGTACAGTTTCGCATTATAGCAGAGAGATAAATGTCCATTAAGACATTTTCATTTGTAAATGCAGAATCCAAATATAAAGCCGGAAGAGTTTCGAGCAAAATATCATGTACAAAGTTCCGTTCTATTATGTTAGAACCATTACTCCGCGATTGTCCAAATTTAGTACTATTTGAACGTGAATCAGCAGTATAAATATCCTTCCAAGGAGTCGTAAAAATGCCTGCTTGAGGCACAACTTTAGTATAAATACCCTTAGGGATGTGTGGACGACAAGTGGTAACAAGTGCTTTTTTTTTCTTATATAGCTTATGAGCTATGGTAAGTACTTCTTCAAAAGTATGTGAAGTACTATCATGATGATCTGAAGCCCAGTCAAAGCTGTGAAAAGTCCATAACTCATTTCGGATTTTCATCATGTAGGCATCTATTTCCTCAACTGGCTGTGGTCCAAACTGGATATATTCCTGATATTTCCTGTTAAGATATTCCACACAGTTTTCATCACCCTCAGGCGTGGGGAAGGAAATGTTAACAACCATTTCATAATTCAATTGTAAACGACGTCCAAGTGCTTTTGCACTGTGTATGCTCTTTATTGCCTGCAAATTATTCACATTGCTTGTAGCTATGATCCATTCAGATACGAAATACGTGACACCTTTGCTGGCCAAATCGGCCATATTAAGGTTAAAACTATTTGTGTTGACACAGCGTATAATATCATTAACTTCCGGATTAGGATTTGACTCACTATCTTTTTGCTGGAAAAGATCATCATACAATACGAATGGCTGGCAATCATATCCATCCCAAAAATCTTGGGCTGGGTTCCGCGTATATGTTAATATACTAGAATCATACTTATCACCATATATCTCACCAGCAAGAGCACCTATAAGGGTGTTTAAGGAACAAGTTTTTCCCACTCCTGGTTCACCATATAAGGTTATAACCACAGGCTCCATGCGAATCTTTGTCTTATTATAGTTGACACAAGCTGCATGTACAAACTCGTGATGAGATTTGTAATTGTGAAGATAGTCACTTATAGCTTTGTGCGTGGTAAACTTTAAAACGCAATCACTATATTGATCACAAGCACGAGAACATCTGACATAGTCTGAATCAGACAAAGGATGAAAATGTAGATCTTTGCTCTTTAAATAACGTGTAATATTGAGCAGTTCCACAACGTGGTTTTCAACAGCATTGGGGATGCTATGTGACGTACTAAAGGGAAGATTGAAGAAACCAAACAGATAATCAACAATAGCTTTCAAAGCTTCCGTTATAGAGCGGTTCTTAAATAGTGTAACTATATTCTTCCAAATCTCACCGCTAAAGCACCGGGATGTAACTAAAGGCGTGCAGCCTACTGCAGCGCACATGAATAGCTTTATAATAAGACGCCATATAGGCTCATCAGTAGCAATATCACTATTCAGAGCTTGCGCCTTAATGGCAGCTACTGTGTTCAATTCGTGTGGCGAATCTTCCGTTATAAATCTATAAAGATTATCAGGCAAGACCATACTCAACATAAAACTAGAAATTTTAGTTAGTAACGATATAACATATGCTGACACTTTATAAACTAGCATTGCACTCATGGTCAAACCAAGAGCACCACATAGAATCACTAATGCATTGTCTTTTAACTTAGCCGCAGTAACACTCAGAGAGCTCAAAAAATCTTTCTTGAGATCAGAAAATTTCGTGGTGAGCTGCTTAATAAGATCGTCGAGAGCTGATGTGTCAATTTTATGATCAATACTAAATAATGACTGTTCTTGATAACATGATTTCTTGCAATAAGTGAAAATATACTGCAGGAGTTCATAATATAAATAGTCACCTCTAGTATAGTGTTTACATGCTTCTATAAAAATAGAAGCTTTGTAACGTTTCTGACATTCGTCGCACATTTCGCAACACGAATCGTATGTAACAAGTAAACTGTGTATTTCATACAAAATAATATCAGTCATGCAAAAATGCAGTATTTCATCACAGTCATATTCTTCGCTCTCGGAATTTGCCATCGAGGTAGCGGCATCACCGAACGGTGGATTATTTTCATCGCTTCCGGAATTTGCCATCGGATAAGCGGCATCGTCTGCTGACGGATTTGCTGAAGATTGCATGTATCTATCTTTAAAAAAGACAGAAAATGCATGTACATCAAAAGATGTTAAAAGTGGAGACGATCCAAAGCCTTCGCTAGCGGAATTTGCCATCGCTAAAGCGGCATCACCAACTGGTGGATTAAGGTATAGCTTACCATCAACGATACTACCTATAATATCAGAAGAAGGACATTCTTGCGGTAAATCACGAGCTCGAATGCATAGCTTGTGAAGTGTCTCAACAGACAAAGTGGCATAGGCATCGCAGCCTGG